GACCGCAGAATTGCACAATTAGAAAGAGAGCGAGAACAGGCAGAAAAAAACTACGACACGCTAAAACAACTAGCCGTGAACGGAAACATTCAAGCCCAACAATCGCTGGCTAAAGAGGCTGAGATCATAAACGAAAAAAACAGGTTGATCGCAAAAGAGCAAAAATTCCAACAGCGAATTAAATTAACCGCTTCCGTTTTTGACGCATACTCGAAAAACGTTAACGCACTAAAAGAGGGAGAGGACTCAAGCAAAGCACTAGGAAACACGATCCGTGACATTTCGCTTTTAACACAATTCATCGCAAGCCTTCCAGCGTTCGAAAAAGGAACAGAGGATACAGGAAGCAACGGAAAAGGGGTAGACGGTAAAGGAGGTTTTCAAGCAATCCTACATCCGCACGAACGAGTTGTAGACGCAAAAAACAACAAAGCCCTAAAAGGAATTAGCAACGAGGAACTAGGAAAAATGGCATTCGAGTACAAAAACAAAAAAGCGGTGCTCTCTATGTCCAGCGTTGAGGATCAAACCAACACGATCTTAATTGAAAAAATAGACCAGCTAACCAAAGTCATAAAAGACAAACCAGAAACCGAGTACGCAATAGCCGAAGTCACCACTGGAATAGTTGAGGCAATAAAAAAGACAAAAACAGGGAACACAACGGTCTACAATAAATTCCGAGTAAAATTATGAAACACATTCTGAACGACATTGAAGTCACGCCAAACAACCGCACCGAAATCGGTCTGATTTCTGATTTTACAGAAAACCCAGACATCCTGCAATTAAGCACCGACAAAATAATTCTGGAGCGAGAGGGAATGCAATTGATTCTAGACCACGAACAAAACGCTGGTTTGTTTGAGGGCATACCGTACAGGATCGAAACCAACGCAGGACAAACCATCGAGATGTACGTGGATTTGACGGATGGGTACGAAAAACTAGACAACCAAGTCCAAGTCACAATAAAACGCCGAAAAGGAATCGACAGCTTCAGAGAAAACGCAGATGGCACAACTTGGGAATTGATGAAAAGCAAAGGCGTGAATTTTGGATACCGCACCGTTTATTATTTTGTCATTCCAGACAACCAATACGAAACAGCCCTTACCTTGAGCTTGGCACTTTACGTAATAGGCAGGGAGGTAGTGAACGCAGGCAAGGAACTAGTAGAATCGATAACCGAACTGATCAAAGCCAGCGTGCCACTTCCAGTTGTTACGGTTGCACCGTTTCCATCGGTAGGTACGGCTTTCGACGTCCCTGCAATTATTGTAGCCAGTTTAAAAGCAATTTTTCGTTTGATTTTGTTCGCAATAATTCTGACCTCGTTAATTCAGCTAGCGACAAAATTCATCCTTTTAGTTTTTCCACCGAAGCGAAAAGCCAAAGGACTTACCATTCAAGAATTGCTAACCAAGGGTTGCCAGTACCTAGGCTACCAGTTTCAAAGTACGCTTTTCGACACCTACCCAAATTACACGATCCTACCAGTTCCGCTCGTGAGAGACCGAAACAGCCTGTGGCAAATTTTACCAGATGAAGCGTTCCCAGTTTTACAAAAAGGATACCCAACCTCCAGCGACATTGTCCCAACTTTAGGAAGTTTAATAACAGCGGTTGAAACCATGTTCAACGCAAGAACAAAAGTTTTTAACGGAGTGGTTCAAATTGAACGCCGAGACTACTGGCTGAATTTGGTACAGACACAATTACAACCAGCACTAAACTTACAAGCGGAGCGATCCCAGAAAAAAAGGTACAACACCGAGGAAGCGTGGAAGCGTTACTACATTAAGTACCAACTAGACGCTAGCGACTTGTACACCCTAGACGGTAAAACTTACGACTACCACGATGCCGAATACAGCACCGAACCATTGAACGCAACCAACACCGACCTAGTCACAATTAAAGGATTGAATCAAGTCGACATACCGTTTTCACTAGGAGCAAGAAAAGGAACGCTGAACTGGTACGAATTGATAGCCAAACAATACGCAAAATTAATAGACACAGTTACTGGACTTTTCGGAGGAGGAACAAACTACGAAAGCCAGATAGAGGATCGCAAAGGTTACCTTGTAGTTTCACAAACCTACTGGACAAACACCAAGCTCCTGTGGTTGGTAAACGAAAAACAACCAAGCAACTACGACCAGTACCTATCCGCAAAATTCCTGTGGGCAAAATTCCACCAGATAAACGACATACGACAAAACAGCTGGGAGATTTTAGACCAAGCACCGATACGAATGAACGATGAGGAGTGGCTGGCAGTTCAAGACAATAATTTTATTAATTTTGATGGGGAGGATTGCGAGATTTTACGGTTGGAGTATTTCGATGAAACAAGCACAGCAACGATCACCTACCAGAAACCAAGCAACTACGCCCAAGGCAAGGTAGAAGTCATTGTAATAAACGAATAAAAATGGATAGCGATTTTTTAAAATTAACAGAAAGCATGAGCCAAAATTTTAATCAGCTCATGAACGAACTAGAAAAAAACCTAGCACGAATCCCAGAGGAGGAGCGAAACAAAACCATGGCTAACAACCAAACAATCACCGACATAAAACAAGCGGTTGAAAAACAAGACATTGATGCACTAAACAAAATTTTGAAACAATGCCAATCAGAATTATAGAAAAAACCTACACCGACTGGACTGGACAGGTTAAAACGTTTTACGAAAACAACGCAGGAGACCTAACGCTTGTTAACTACACCATTCTGGAACAAATACAGGTGGTCAGCAACGCTCAAAATTTTCTGCAATTCAACCTTTTAGAAAACACCATTACGTGGCAGGGAGGCAACTGGTACACCGAGGGCTTCAGACCACAAGAGGTATACCAGATTAGAGTTTATGACGCTAACGGAAATTTTATAGCAGGAAGAAGCGACACAGGAACGTGCCTAGAAATTGCAGGTCAAAATTACAACACGATCAAGTTCAACGACATTGATCCAGTAGCCGTGCCAAACACACAAGACGGAGAGTACGTGGCAATTTTTCCATTAACCGATTACCGACACGAAGAAATTGTCATCAGCGTGAACCACGTACAAACAGGAACGCAAGGAAACGAGTACAGCTTAATAGACGGAGAAAGTACGGTTTTCAGATTTAACCTAAGAGACACCGCAGGGTTTCCTTTTATTCCAGACGGAACTACAATCTTCGGAGAAGCCATAGGAAAACAAAGCGGTCAATTTATGGAGTTTGCACAGCTCACGTTTCGAGACACCACACCACAGTCGCTAGGCTACATAGGATACGGCTACGTTTACGAAATTAGCTACGTTTTAATTCAGTCTGGAATTTACGACATTGTACCGTTTCAACAGAACAAGTGCCTCAAGCTTTTCAACAAATTTGAATACGCTCGATTTTTTGGAGAACCGTTTTATAGAAACCAATTTGCGATCAGCGATGACGCTAACACAGGCTGGTTTGATGAAGCCTACAACGTAGGAGTTCCGAACGCCACACTTGTACAAGGCATTACCGAACTAGCCTACGATTTTGAAACCACAGGACAAATCATAGTAGAAACCAGCAGTCCGACATTTTCAGACTTTGCCATAGGGTGCTCCTATGTCCCAACCGATCCAGACTACTACAAAAACAAACCACTGCCACAGCAGTACTACGGAATGACAATCGGATCAACACCGATCACGCCAGCCACATCCCCAACCAACCCAGTAGGAGCGAACTACACAATAGAAATTGTTAACATTACCAGCGTAGGAACAACCCACACCATAGATTTTAAATTCACACCGAACGTGGCATTTGAAGAATTCATGGAAACAAGGGATGAAGAAGATCGCCTTTTTTACGTTTGGATTTTTGCAGGCAACATTAACCTTTTAGCATTTTCTGGACAGTTAACAAGCAACCCACCAGTTGGAGGATTTCTCACGTTAACGGAGGGGTTCTTTTATGACCATTCTGAAAATTTCGACACCCCACCATCAGCAACGCCAAACGGTTCTGGTTACGAAGCAAACAAAGAGGATGACCTCGCTTTTTACGGTTCGTTTTTGTTGAACATTGATGAGCCGTGCGAAAGTTTCACAGCCAGAATAGAAGCGTTCAACACCAGCACACTAGAGGAGTTTATTCTTGGTTCGGCTTTTTTCAGTTTCAACAGCGTGCCTTTTGCAGGAGGTAAGCATTTATTAAATTTAAGCCAGACGGTACAAAACGCACTACCGACTACAAGCCTAAAAAGAAACGCATACCTAAAATTAGAACCAAGCCTAGACACCCCAACCCAGTACGGAGTGGCGGTCTACTTTCCATTTTTGTACCGTTGGGAAAATTGGATACCACAAACAAACGCAAGCGTTGATTTTTACCCAGACCAACAAACAAAGGACTGGCTACCATACGACACCACTGGAGACTGGACAATCAGAGTACACCTAGAACTTGTGAAAAACGACCTAGCGTACATTTTCAACGAGGAGCTAAAAATTAAGGACTACGATAGCGAACCAAACATAGACCAAAAAATCGACTTGATCCGAGAAATTGACGGAACAATTGTGACAGCGGTAATCGTTGGAGAACAAATGAGGGTAAGAGCAACCCACGAACGACTGGACGGTTTATTTTTTGATCCAGCGGTTACTTGGGGAATGATTACAGTCGAACCAACAACGGCATCGCCTCGTTGGATTTGCTCCACAGTTGTACCAAGCGACAACAACCCAAGCAATCCACTAACACCGATCACAGGAAACACGATGAGCATAACCTACACAGGAACGCTGGCAATTATGGAGTGCTTCTTTAACCCAAGCGTTATTAATTTAGAAAAAGGGGTTAAATTTACAACAAAAATAAAAACAGGTTGCGGTCTACCAGAGCCACCGAAAAACGGTAAACAAACCACACTCGGAGATTTCAAAGAAACCACGACTGGAGGAATAAAAGAAATTGCATTTTAAAAATAAAACACATGGCAAACGAAATACACAATTACAGCATCGAGCGGTTCGTTTTTGGAGACGATGACTACTACGACATAGACTGGTTCGATGGCACAGTTTACCGCACAGCCAAAATTAAAGGATCGGTAATAAAAGCAGGAATTCTGGCAAGTTTTACAACAGAAAACATTTACAACACAGACGGAACGTTGACTGGAGACCGAATTATTACAGGTTCAAATTTTGAAATTTTATTCCAGACGATCGGACAGTTTATAGTTGAAAGCCACAAAAACGGAGTAGACGGAAACGTTATTTTTGAAGTTCGAACCGATCCAACAAACCACTCGTTTATTATTCGAGACCACAACACAAACGTCCACGTTTTCGCTTGCAGAAACGGAAAAGTTGAAATTTCGGACGCTTACTTTTTACCATCAATAGACGGAACAGCAGGTCAAGTCATGACTACAGACGGAGCAGGAAACGTAACCTTTCAAAGTTTACCACCAGCACCAACAGACACAAACATTTACAATTCAGACGGTACAATTACAGGAACACGAAATGTAGACGGAAACGGTCAAGAAATTTTCTGGATAAACCTAAAAGGACAATTTGTAGAAATCAACCCACCAAGCACACCTCCATTTAATGAAGTAGGTGCTTTATATAAAGTTGATCGAACTTTTTTAGCTACAGGCGAAGGTCGACTTTTTCAAGTGGTAGACCAAAATGGTGTTAATTTTTTCGGAGTTCTCGAAACTGGAGAAATTAGACTAGGAAACACAGCAACACTAACCGATTACAAATTACCAGCAACCAGAGGAACGGTAGGTCAAGTTCTAACCCAACAAACAGGAGGAACGGTAACATGGCAAACACCAACCCAACCATGGACTCCTCCACATTTAAACATTCTGGACGGATTAGGACAGGACGGATTAACAACAGCAGTCAACACAGCAGGAGCAGGATTTAATAGATGGTTTTCTGGAACAGGAACAAGTGGAAAATTGCATTTTAACATTAACCTACGAGACAAAGAAACCGAATACGATGGATCAGCGTTAAAATTAAAAATTCAAAGTCAAGTTTTCGGAGCAAACGGAGGAGGCAACGTTTCATGGAGCGTCCGATACAAATACGTAAACGCCAACGGAACAGCAAACGCCGAATCTGGATCAACAACCATAAACACGCTAGTCAACGTAACAGGAAGAACCTCCAATTTTTTATACGAGGATATCATAGCAAACATTCCAGCAGGAACAAGCGGAGACGAAATGTTGATGTTGACAATTGAACGATTAACAGGAGGAGGAACAAACAGCAACATCATCGACTTAATAGGAGTAGCACTAACAAAATAAACCGAGAACCATGAATTACATTTTAACACAAACCTATAATGACAAAGGGTTTTTAACACAAATAAATTATTACAGATCAACCGATGAAACTGGACAACCAACGGATCTGGCAAAACAAGAATTGTACAGTTACAATTTTTCAACAAACGGAATACCAGATGAAGAAATTGTAACAGAAAAAATTTTAAAAGGAGATGAGGTAGTGCAGGAACAAACAAACAATAAAAAATTACAAATTCAAGAGGGAATGAACTTGAACGAACAAGCCAGAAAACGTTTAATTTTTCAAGCCCAAACTTACGTGCTTACAGAATTAACAACTGAACAAGGAGAAGCAGGATACCAGATCGCTCTTGATTATTTGGAGCAACAAACCGAAAACCGAACCAAGTACATAAACGGCGTAAAAGTTCCGTTATTAGAATCCATTAACAACGGAACTGAACCATGGCTAACACTAAACAGAAAAATAGCATTAACCCAAATTCTCGAGTAACATGTGCCAGTGCCTAGAAATCGTTTTAAACGGAAACCCAGAAAACACATTTGTAGCAACCCCAAATGGGAACACCGCATACGGACAACCAGTCTACCAATTTACAGATGGGCTTTTTTCAACTTGGATAATTCAGTACGATGGCGAAGCACAAAACTGGTACGTTTGGATTGCAGATGAAAATGGCAACATTACAGGAGCAAACATTTTCTCACTTTTTCAAGCGATCACCGAAGTCGGATGCCCACTAGGAAATTATTTTTTCACAGGCAGTGCTCCAGAGGAATACCCAATTACTGAACTTTTCGCAAAATCCTGCGGAGAGCCATGCGAGTGCCTCGACATTACGGTAAGTACAGAGGACAACCCACCAGAGACAATAAGCCTAACCGCAAACGGTACAATAAACGGATACAACAGCTACACGTTCTCCGTTTCATTTTTGCCATTTCCAGTGGTGCTTTACTATTTGCCGACTCCGATTTTTCCAATTTCAGTGCCGTCTTGGGTTTTAGCAATTGACGGAGACCTAGAATCCATTTTTGCAGGATTACCAAGTTACAGCGAATGCCCAGAGGGAACAATTGAACAATGGGAGGCATTGGGAACATTTACAGTTGAAACAACAGCCAAGGAATGCGAGTGCAAAAAATTAGAAGATCGCATTTTCAAAAAATACCCAGCGGTTAAACTTCCACAAACAGCGGAGGAAAACAGAGGACTAAAAGATTGTTGTTGTTCGTTCCGAGTTTTTGGTAACACAGGAGGAGAGTCATGGACAAACGACCAAACCAGTGCGTGGATCAAAGGAGACGGAGCGTCAATTTTTACATTCAAGCTAACCAAAAACGGAGAAGCCACAAGTTACCAACCAACGGTTAACGTTTTGCCAAATGACATCGACACTCAGTACATCACGGTAAACTGGGGAGTTGTTTTGAATTCAGACGGAGCTGGCTGTTACAAAATTGAAATCCAGTACAACGTAGCAGGAATAACAGGTTCGTTAATTTGGGGAGTTTACGAGCTGGAACAATTCACAATTAACAGAGCCAGAAAAACCGCTCGCCTCCGTGCAATTTTCAACGGACGGCACGAAGCCGAAAACATAGACTTCACAGGTTCGAACGTGGTCTCGGATTTGCGTTTTTACGGTTACATAGGAGACAGACAACCAAATACACAAATTACAAATTTGATCTACGGCAACCGAGAGGTAAAAAGAACGATCAACGAGAATTTGAACCAGTACACATTAACAACCGAACCAACGGATGAGTGCGTAACAAAACCACTGATAGACATTTTTCTTTTAAGCGGAAACGAACTTTTTATCAGCGATTACAACGCCCACAACCACAGCTACAAATACCAAGACACTCCTGTGATTTTGGAAGAAAGCCCAGAGGTTGAGTATTACGAATTTTCAAGAAAAGCAAAAGTCACCGTTGTTTTAAGTGACAAATTTAAAAACCAAAGAACCAGATACTAAAATGAAAGGATTTAACGAATACGGAGACTTGATCGCCATGAGCATAGGTACAGTAGGAGCATTTCTAAAAGGGCTAAAACAAAAATTAAAATTGCAGAGTTTAATGATAGCCTGCCTAGTGGCTGGAATTTTGACCTACGGAGCAACTGGAGTCATTGAATTTTTTTACAACGACCTACCGCCAAAATTGATAATTTTAATCAGTTTCGCAGTAGGCTGGGTAACAAACGAAATCACCCACAAACTAGATGAGCTAGTTGGAGACCTATACGAATTTTTTATAGGTTGGATTACAGGAAAAACCAGAAACAAAAAAAAGGAAAAAAATGAAAACAACGGATGATTACAACATTCTGGAACTAGACACAGCGGTAGTTTTGGAGCAAAACGACACCATGCGTGTAGTTCACAAAGTCATAGTAGACAGCCAGAACAAAGACACCACGCTAGTCATTGAAAAAGACCACTACATTAAAATTCCGATCCCAAAAGAAATAGAAAAACAGGACTACGGAAAATTCACGGTTTTAGTTTCAATTTTTATTTTCACAGCCGTGGCAATTTACAAACGAATAAAAGAAAAAAACAATGGTTAAAAAATACAGCGACAGCCAGCTTTTAAACCGAGTAGAGTCGCTCCCTTCATTCAAAGGATTTCCAGACGGCTACTGGATTCTGGGTGCTCAATCACAAGAGGACACGTTCAACGTTTTTGATGACAAATTTTACATTTTCCACAGTTCGGGAAAAACCAAAGCACAGCAAAAATTTATCATGGTTACCAGCGGAACAACCAACGCAGGAAAAGACGCAATGATGAACTACGACAAATACAACAGCAAAGGATTTGCAGTAACCAAAACAAACGAGTGGTACTACGGCGTTTGGAAGTACGGATTGCACCGAGGCAAAATGCCAGCACTTAAACAAATCCGTCCGTTTTTAATTTCAAGAGACGGAGACAAAGACCAAAAAGTGGAGGAGACACAAAGCCTCCCTGTAATTTGCGGAATCAATTTTCACGCTAACACTTACGACCTAACACGAACCGAAATAAAAGAATTGATCGGAGGCTGGTCGGCTGGTTGCCAAGTAGTGAATGACATCCCAAAGTACAACCAAATCATAGAACTAGTAAAAAAACAAAAGGACGTAACCTACTGCCTTATTAAAGAATTTTAAAATTTAGTCGGTCGGCTTCCCAGAAGAACAGCTCGCTCAGATCGGCTTGTTTCACCCCTCCTAAAAACCGCTTTTTGTTTGGAAGAACAAAAGCCGTCAAAAGAGGGGTTCTTTTTTGCGTACAAAAAACCCAAAAAACCCAAAAAAAAATTATACTTTTTTTCGCTTTTTGCTTGCGTAATAAAAAATAAAGTTTTATCTTTACTTCAGATTAGAAACAAAGAAAAAACAAAACACCATGAAAGCACAAGAATTAAAAAGAGGAATGAAAATAAAAAACCTTTACGGAGAAACGCTAACGGTTTTTGAAGTTGTCGGATCGCTAATGATTAGAACTTACGAAGATTTCAACAACTTGTACCACCCAACAAAAGTTACATACAACGGCAAAAAAATCACAGCATAAAAAAAAAACACCATGAAAGCAACAGAAAACAAAATAGAAATTAACGACATTGTAGGAAACACAGTCCAAGGTTTTAAATTTCAAGTTTTAGAAGTAATTTGTCAACTAGACAATTTTGCAAAAATGAAAGTACAAAATATTTCAACATTTGAAATTTTTGAAACAACAACAGATCGAATGTACAAACACGGAACACGAAAATACTAAAGCAAAATAAAAACAAACACCATGAATAAATTAACAATTTCAGAATTAACAGATTTAACCTTAATTAATTATTACAGAGGAAAATCGGTTTTTCATGACGATCCGTACGCAATTCTCATGAACAAAAAAAATTTAAAAAAATTATTCGACCAAAACAGAAAATTATTGAACATTTTTGAAAACACGGCAACACCAAAAATTAAAGAAATTAGGTACAGAGGGGTTAAAATAATAATTTCAAATGATTTGAAAAATACTGAAATAAAAATAGTAATATGAAAAAACAAAAAAAAACACCACAGCCAAAATTCAACCTTGCGGTTGCAATTGACTTCTGGAGAAACCAGAAAATCACAGCCTGCCTAGACAAAGGCGGTTCTTTCAATTTCGAGCTTTACCAACGCTACCTAAAATTTTTAAAACAATGAGCGACCGACCAAAATTAAAAGAAGTCAGCATTACAGTACAATTTCGAGACTGGGCTGATTTAAGGCTGGCACTTTTGGAAGCAAAAGAAATGCTCCAGCAAGGAAACCAACACATAGAACACACCAGAGAAAAAGCAAGCTACACTGCCAGCTTGGAATTTTTAGAAAAGGCAGATTTCACAGAACAAAACATAAACGGAACATGGCACAGAATAATAAAAAGCAAGATTTAAAAAAGGCGTTTCTGATTTACAAAGACAGCCTGCAAGTTTTAGACCTCCTAACCGATGAGCAGGCAGGTCAACTTTTTAAAGCAATTAAAATTTTTAACGAGGGAAAAAACCCAGAACTAGACCTAGCACTCAAGGTCGCATTTTTACCTTTTCAAAATCAGTTTAACCGAGACAGCGACAAATACGATCGGATCGCTGAACGAAATAGACAAAACGGAGCAAAGGGAGGTAGACCAAAAAAAACCCAAGAAACCCAAACAAAGCCAGAAAACCTTGTAACAGATACAGATACAAAAAAGGAAACAAAAAAAGAAAATGAAACTATCTCCTTACGGTTTGAATTTTTCTGGAAAACTTACGACAAAAAAGTAGACAAGAAAAAATGCGAGCAGGCGTGGAAGAAAAACGTAGGAGCAAAACCAGAGCTGGTCGATTTTGTAATTGAACAGGCAAAAAAATACAAAGCATTAACACCAGAGGCGAAGTACCGAAAAAACCCACTGACGTGGATCAACGGCGAATGCTGGAACGATGAGTTAACAAGCGAAACAAAAGAACCAACTAAATACATACCGACAAAATGAAAGAGGCACTAGAAAAATTGTACGGAACGATTGCGATCCTTGAACGAAACGAGGCGTTAAAAGTTTACAACCGAATAAAAGCAAGCTGGAACGAAACCCAACTAGAAAAACGGATTTATGAAGTCATCGGTCACATTTTGAAGAAAACCGACAAAACCCCAGACATCCTAAACATTACGCACGAGTTCAAAAATCAAAATTGGCTGGACAAAGAAACGGTTGTAAAAATCAGTCAAATGACCAGACACAATTATAGCAACGCAACCAACCTAAGCGTAAACACAAACCTGCAAATTTTAAAAAGCGATGAGGTCTACAAACAGGCAGTCCAAGTTCAGCACCGACTAACAAACATTCTTGATCCGCACGAATTCACACCAGAAAAATTTAATAAAATTGTACAGGAAGCAAAGGAGATTACAATCACCGATGACAAACCAGTAAAAAACAGCTACCTCACGTTTCAAATTATAGACGATCACTACAAAGCCCAGAAAGGACAAATAAACGGAATCGACCTCGGCTACTTTTCGTTAAGAAAAATTATTTTGTTAGAACCAGTAGACCTCATGGTAGTAGGAGCTAGACCAGCCATGGGAAAAACAGCATGGGCTGTGGCAACCGCACTCCGCATGGCACACGAAAACAAACACGTGGTATTTTTTGCTTTAGAAATGACAAAAGAACAGGTGCTCAGACGTATACTAAGCAACCTAGCCAGAATCAACAGCAACAAAATAAAATACGGCGAATGCACCCCAGAAGAAATAGACAGGATCTACCAAGCACAAAACCAACCAGAGCTGGACAGGATCACAATTATAGAGGGAAGCCAAACACCAGAGTCGATCGCCAGCAAATTATACGAAATCCACAAAGAAACCAAAGTGGACGTTTTCATTGTTGATTACTTGCAAAAAATCCAAAGCAGAAAAGACCGATCCAGATACGAAGCGGTCACCGACATAAGCAACCAAATAAAAACGCTTTGCCAAAACATAAAAATTCCGTGCATTGCACTGGCTCAGTTAAGCAGAGACTCCAGCAAAACAGGAAAACGACCAACGCTCCCAGATTTGAAAGAAAGTGGAGAAATTGAACAGGATGCGTCTGTTGTTGCATTTTTACACCGACCAGAATACTACGGAGAGGAATTAACCTACAACGGACAGCCAGCAGAAAACATGTGCGAATTTTTGATCGGAAAAAACCGAGAAGGAGAACTAGGAATTTTTGAGTACAAAGTAGAACTAGACAAAAGCCGATTTTCATGAGACAAAAGACCTGCCGAAATTGTAAGGAAAAATTCACTCCCAGATTTTCAAGCCTAGAAAAAAATTGTTGGAAAACCGAGTGCAAAACACAGGAAGCCACAGCCTATTATTTGAAGCAAAAAAAGAAAAAAAAACAGGAAGAAAAACAACGCCTGCAAAAACAAAAAGAGGACATCATGAGCAACCAAGCGTGGCGAACCAAAGTACAGGTGGTCTTCAATCAGTTCATACGCACCAGAGACGCAGGACTTCCGTGCATCAGCTGTGGAGTTAAACTAGAAAAAAAACACGATGCAGGGCATTATTTCAGCGTAGGCAACTACCCAGCCCTGCGATACGATGAGGACAACTGCCACGCCCAATGTGTGGAATGCAACCACCACAAAGGATCAAACCACCACGAATACACGATCGGAATAATTAAGAGAATAGGAATGGAACGAGTCGAACGCCTCCGAGAAAAAAGACACGAAACCAAAAAATACACGATCCCAGAATTAAAAGAATTGAACGAATTGTACAAAGAAAAAATTAAAAATTTATTGAAAAAAAACACCTAAAAACTTGCACAATAAAAAAGAAAGTTTTATCTTTACTTCAGATTAGAAACCAAGAAAAACAAAAAAAATGGAAGCACTAAACACATTCTGGGTACTTGAGGTAAGCCTAAGAGATTGCTTAAAAGCAACAGAAATTATTAACGACCTAAACCGATCATTCAGAAAAGACATGGAATGGGTAGCCAGCGACACCGCTACAATTTGGAGCGAAGATCTGGCAGAAGAAATAGAACACCGACTGAACGCACAAAAGGTAGAATTTGAAATTAAAATTTTAAACTAAAAAACCATGGTAGAACGAATTATTACAAAAGTGAAAATTAAGGAGACCAGAAACAACATGCCTCTTTTCACAAACTACAACCTAGGAGAAGTAAAAAGCGATTTTATAGGATTTGATGAGGAAGATCGACTAAAAACCTACACGGTACAAAACATCTACGTAAACCACGAAACAAGCGTCATCACAATTACAGGAATTATTGTGAACGAAAACGAAAACGAACCGTCGGCATTTACTGAATTTTACAAGGACATAAAAGCACTAGAGTACCAAATAATCTACAAATACGAACAACGATGAAAAATTTAAACGAGGGAGACGTAATAAATTTCAAAGGAGAAATTGAGCTCGCACAAAAAACAGAAGAACAGCCGTGGATTTTACGAGTTGAAGAAATACACGAAGAAAGCAACAGCGTAATTTTAAAAACAATAGCAGGAGACAAAAGGCGGTTTTTTTTAAACAGCGGTGGCAGACACCACTGCCACCTTTCCAGCATTTTAGAAGAATTTGAACTAACACCGCAAAATTTAATACCAGAATACCATGACTAAAAAAACAGAAATGATTATCACGCCGATCAGCTTGGCAATGATTGGCTTTAGCTCCATAGGAATGCAGTCGGACTGCCTAATGGAACAAAGGAACATGCTCGCAGTTTGCAAATCCTTAGAGCAAATGCTGGAGTACGAAAACGACTACATAAAAGCCAAAATAGAAAAAGCAAGGGAGGAGGGTAGACGGCAAGGTCGAGAGGAAGCGATCAGAGTAAAATTGTTAGAACCAAGCAAAAATTAAAACAAAAATAAAATGAAAAAAAGAGGACAAAAAGAACAGTCCGTGGCAAAGTACCTCGGATTTTTAATTGAGCTAAAAAAAGCCATTGAACTACACCCAACAATGACAACCAGTCCGCTGGTAAAAAAACACAGGGTAGATTTCGCAACGGTTACAATTTTGAAAAAAACAGGAACGCTGGTCTGGGTAAAAGGCAAAGGATGGGAGTGGAGAGGTTCGTACCCAAACGCAGAAATGGTTTACAAAATCTACGTTTTAAAGTCAAACCAAAAGCACAACCGCAGGGAACGATTAAAAAGAGAATCCAAAATGACACAGGAGGAGCTACCACTTTTTAAAAGAACACGATCCGTCCTGCCAATTGGAAAAAAACAAGTTCTTCCAATTGAAAAACCAAACCCAGAAACACCAGAGCAGTGGAGACAAAGAATGATGGATGAAGCAAAACACAAAAAACCAGATCAGACTGCAATACCAATAAAAACCACGCACGAATTACAGCAGGAGTTCAAAGGATTAATGAACGCCAAAGAAAAACCATACAAGGTGGTCACAATACCCACGCCAGAACCAGAAAAAAAACCGTGGACACTTTCAATTTTTGGAATAACAATAATAAAAATTAACCGATGAAAACAGCAGTAGAATGGTTGGAAAATGAATTTCAAGAAATGTGTAAAGATTTCGGAGGGGTTCATTCAGATTTTATTGTAAAATTTGACCAAGCCAAAGCCAAAGAGAGAAGTCAAAAGGCAGAAGAAT